TATTTTTTCATGGTTGTATAACTTCTTTAATTCTCTAACCCTGCCAATATAAGTTCCACTGTTTATGTATTTAAACCTTGTAGGTGCGTTTGGAAATTCTGTTGCTAGTTGATCATGTGGATAACAATATAACTCACCACTAAAAACTATTTCTTTATTAAATTCTAAAAATCTTTCCGTGATTGTCTCAAGATCATCAGCGTAAAAAACATCATAGGCATCTGTAAATAAAACTATGTCATCATCATGCAAATGTTCTACATAATCTTTCATCAGGTTAATCTTCATGCCACCGCCTAATGCTGACATATCAGTTCCTTCCCATTCTATGTTTGTTCCAACATTGACTATATCTATGCCATATTTTCTAGCACTGGTGTTTACATAAGTGCATTTTTTTCTATCTGTGCCACAAGTTACTGCATGGACTTTGTATGGTCTAAAAGGTTTGCTGTTTTCTATATCAGATTGTGATAAATCTCTGTGTATTTGATTGCAAGCATCTTCTTTTAAGGCAACTATTTGCAGTGATGTTGTTTTTAAAACTTCGGGCAAAAACTCATCAACGGGTATAAAGTCATTGTAATTAACTGTATGAAGTAATTTTTTTGCACCAAGGGGGTGTAAACAATAAGCGGTCATGTTGTATGGATAGCTTGGTCGTTCTATGTAGTCATTTATTGGGGTAACTTGGTCAGGCACATTTTCGTTGCGTTGCAAATAGATAAAAGGATATTCTTTTATAAGCTCTGCATACTTTGATTCATCCCAGTGTTGATTAATGATTGCATCATCTTCCATGATTATGACGGGTTCATTTAATTCAACACACCTTTCCCAAGCTTTGATATGTGACAGAAAACAAGCTACCTCGTTTTGTTGTAAGGGTCTATTTTGAAAAGGGTCTAACCAGTTAGGTCTAGCCTGTATATGCCTAAAGATGTTGGCTTCACCATCAATGGCTTGTATGTATTCAAAATCAAGTAAGTTGTTTTTTTGAAATGCAACTTTTCTGTCTGCTCTTTTGAGCAAAGATATAACAAGTTTTTTCATTTCTTAGCACTTTCAATCCTTTCTCTGAGAGATGTTGTAGAAAAGCTATGATTTCTACTTGTAAAATAGGTTTTATGCAAACCATGACCTGTAAATTTTTTATTCTTATAATCTTCACCGACAAACCTTATATCTATTTGTGTAGCTTCTAATAAATCTAATAAACTGCTTTCTGTGTCGTATGGCAATATTTCATCAACATATTTAACGGCTTTTAATTGTATGTATCTTTCATACATAGATTGTATAGGCATATTTTTTTCTTTTCTGTCTAAAGATGGGTCTGTTTGCAATCCAACGATAAGATAATCACAATTCTCTTTAGCTTCCATAAGCATAACTATATGCCCTGAATGTAACAAATCAAAAGCTCCACAAGTAAAACCTTTTTTTATCATACAATAGCGTATATATCTCTTTGTTCTGTGTAAACAATGTAGCCTAAATCTTTAAGCATATTGCTAACATAGATATCATCAATATGTGTATGCTCTAATTTAATAAAGGTAGGTTTTATGTGCCATGTGTAAGCATCAAGAATATTCATTTCATGTCCTTCTGCATCAATCTTAAGGTAATCCACAGACTCTAAATCGTATTTATTAATTAAATCATCTAGGGTTGTGCAAGGTACATCTAACCTTTCATTAATAAGGCGTTGGTTTGAAAAGATATCAAAAATTCTTTCTCCTCTATGGTGATCTTGGACTATGCTAGAAATACCTCTTTGCCATTGATCTTCAGGTCTGTTGTTTTCTCTAGCTTCAGCAAAAGATACATGACCTGTGTAATCTGTAATGGCTACATTATCTAAAAAAAGATTTTCTCTATGCTTAATGTCTTTGCATATATCTTCTAAGTTTTTAAAGTATGTAGGAGCAGGCTCGCACATAACCCCAGTCCATTCACCACTTTCTATAAGTGGAATGTTTGTATCAAAATCACAAGTACCTATTTCTATAAATGTTTTCATCTCCATTTAGCACCCTCTATCCATGCTACAAGGCTTTTTCTTATGCCTTTGGTTACTGGTTTTACACAATGACTTATTACGGATGGGAAAGCAAGAACAGTACCCCTGTTCCTTAGTTCTTGTGCGTTTGGTTGTTCATATTGTTTGTCAAATACAAAATCACCACCTTCATAATCTTCTGAATCTGATAACTGTATAGTAATGCTTATTTTTCTGTCGTATTGACTAGAATTACCCCAAAAGGTATCAAAGTGCCAGTCATAGAAGTCTTGTTGTTCTCCATCATAGATGGTGTATTGTATTTGGTGCAAAGAGGTTATATTAAAACCGAAAGCGTTTCTATTTGCCTGTGTTGCATAATCAAAAAGTATGTCATGGATAAATTTAGAGTTAACATCAGTAGGCTCTATCCATCTTACAGTTGAGCTTCTTACTTTGTTATTTTTTGTAGCAACGTCTGAACCGACTGTTGCATCTTGTACTTTATAATATTCACACTCCGTGATTATTTTATCGCATAGATCATTGGGCAAGGCTTTATCCCACATTTGCCATATGGCGTTCATAGACCCTCCTAAGTTATGATTTTTACATCATAGCATATTTATATGCTCTTGTTACCCTTCTAAAGCTGTTATACGAGACTCTAATGACTCTATTAATGTTTGTTGTTCTTGTACAAGTTTTAATAATGGAACTGCTAACAATTCATATCTAATACCTGCTAAATCTGTTTGTGTAACAGTTTCATTGCCATCATCGTCTGTAGTTCTGTTTACATCATAAAAACACAAAATATTATTTTCAGACTCAACATCTTCAGCTATTAAGCCCACCTCTAAGATATTGGTGTGTTCAGTTTCTGAATATGAACCATCTTCGTTTTTTAATCTTTTGTTAAATGTTTTTGGCTTTAAATTTAACAACCATGAAACATCAGATAAATCTTGTATGTTTGTTTTTGATGCTCTAACTGAAGCAGCATAGCCAAGCTCACCCTGATCTTCTGCATATACTGCTCTATGAGTTGCATATGTATCATTTGAAAATGCAGCCTGTATTCTTACCAAGCCACCATATCTTAATGATATATTTGCAGCACTATTAAAAGCCAATGTATCACTAATCTTCATAATTAGATTTGCATAACTACTAGTACCATTAGAACTAACTACAATTCCCATTTGTGCATTGTTAGTACCAGATCTGCCGATCTTCATTCCTGTGTCAGCACTGTTACCAGTTCTAATTTCAAAACCAAAGTTATCTGAGGCTGTTGATGGGCGAAACAAAGCTGTGCCAATTGAAGTTAAAACTGAACCATCATAAGTAAGACCTGACTCTGCGTTTGCAGTTGCACCACCTGTCGCTGTAATTACTCGGTTGTTTACATTGTTGCTTACTGTAACTGAGCCTGTAGGTCCAGTTGGTCCTGTTGGACCAGTCGGACCAGTAGCACCAGTCTGTCCTTTCTGCCCTTTCGCTCCTGTGGGTCCAGTGCTACCAGTTGGACCAGTGGGTCCATTCGGTCCTGTTGGTCCAGTTGCACCTGTTTGACCTTTTTGACCTTTGGCACCAGTAGGACCAGTAGGACCAGTAGGACCAGTAGGACCTGTTGAGCCTGTGGGACCTGTTGGTCCGGTAGCCCCTATTTCTCCCTTTTGTCCTTTAGATCCAGTTGGACCAGTAGGACCAGTGGGTCCTGTACTTCCTGTCGCACCAACCTCTCCTTTTTGTCCTTTTGCACCTGTAGCTCCTGTAGCTCCTGTCGCACCAACCTCTCCTTTTTGACCCTTTTGACCGGTGGGACCTGTAGGACCAGTTGCTCCTGTAGAACCTGTAGGACCTTGTAAAGCTACATCTGCAATAGTGCCTTTCTCCCAAGAGCTTGCACTAACATCGTAATATGGAATTAGGTCTGAACTTGCAGCATCTGTACCCGTGGTAAAACCAGTAAGGGCTGAGCCTACATTTGCTGAATCTGTTACATCAGCACTGGCTTCTATTCCATCAAGTTTTGTTCCGTCTGTTGCAACGTCTCTTCCGTCTACTGTTCCTGAGACTGCTATGTTGCCTGTAACATTGATAGCATGTGAGAAATCAAACTCATCGTTAGTTGCATCCCAAAGAATTGTAGCATCGGTAGAAGCATCTACAGCATCTTGAATAGTCAGACCTGCACCATTAGCAGAACCTGAAGTATCTCCTGCCCCAGCATTTACAGTTATGTTCTTATCTTCGACATCTAGGGTAGCTGTGTTTAAAGTTACTGTAGTACCTTGTACAGTTAAATCACCACCAACTACAACATTTCCTGTAGTTGTTAATGTGGCTGAATCAATATGACCTGTTACGTCTATGCCTGTGGCTGTGGTGGCTGCTTTGGCTGAGTTATCATAATAGAGAGTGACCGCACCATTTGCTATAAACTCTGCCATTGTTTCAACGCCATTAGCAGTTTTAATTCTAGTATGGCTTCCTTGTATTAAAAGACTTCCAGTGCTAGAAACTTCGTTTATGATGGAGTTATTACCATCACTATAAATCTGTAAATCTGAACCTGCTCCAAAGATGGCTTTGTCGTTATCAGCAAATAATATGTCGTTGCCATTAGAGGCTAAATCACCACCAAGTTGAGGTGTTGTATCTTCTACAATATTTTGTAATGCTGAATCTGCTGTAGTACCTTGAGCAGCAGTAGCATAGTCTGAAGAATCAAAAGCTTTTACTTGTGCTAGATTCGTAATTTCTGAATCCATCAAAGCACCTGCTGCTGTTACATTTGTTGTATCAGTTACATCTGCATTTGTTTCTATTGTGTCTAACTTTGTTCCGTCTGTTGCTACATCACGACCATCAACCGTGCCTGATATAGTTAAGTTCCCTGATATATCTGCATTACCGTCTACATCTAAACTATCAGACTGTAGTTCTCCAGTAATATCCACACCATCAGATTTGGTGGTTAGCTTGAGGTTGTTGTCATATCGTAAAGCCACTGGACCATTTTCAGTAGCAGAAATCATTAGTTCGCCGGTTGCACCATTTATTTGTACTGTGCTACCTGTTATAGCATTACCATTGACATCTAGATTGCCACCTAGCTGCGGACTTGTATCTTCTACAACATTGTTAATAGAAACAGCTTGTGCTCTAGCATCTGTGTAATAAAGGTTTGTGTTTTCGGGTACTACGCTTGTATCAAGTGTTGTTGAAACTGCTTGGTTAGACCCATTACCTAAGAATATTTTTCCGTCATTAAGGTTTGGTACAGCATTAGATCTTCCTGCACCTGTAATAAATATTGATCCAGCACTTGCGTCTGATCTTGTAACTTTTGCTATTTTTTGTATGCTGGATGATTCTCCTGTGGGAGCGGTGTCTGATAGGGTTCCTGCGGTTGTGGATACAAAAAGCTCGTCTCCTACAGAGTAAGAAGATGTATCAATGTTGCTTAATATCCCAGTAGTATATACATCTACTGGGGTGTTTATAGATGCGGCGTCTGAAGCAATGCCGAATGCTGGCATTTTAGCAACATCGTCTGCGTCAGCCTTAGATACAATGGTTGTGTTTCCTGATATACCAGAAATATAAACCACATCGCCCTTGCTTAGTGCTTCACCTGCTTGGGCTTTAAATAATACCGACCCTCTGAAGTCACCGATAAATTCATCGGCTGTAATTTCTCCGCCGTCTAGTTGGGGGAATAACTCCATGATCCCGGCTGTTAGTCGGGCTTCTATTGTGTTGCTAGTTGCAAAAGCTCTGGCTGTAGTCCCCTCTTGTGCTCTTTCAACAGTAAGGGTATTACCACTAATAGCGGTAACTTTAACAATCTCGTTGTTGGTATCGTCATCAATGGTGCAAAGAAAATATTCTCCCGCACTTAAACTTGGAAATACGCTTCCAGCTTGAACAGAGATTGAGGTCGCACTTGAACTAATATCAGCTGTAAGTACGGTATTTGCATTGTTCTTGAAAACAACTGCCACGGCTTTCTCCTATTTTATTAAGAAACCGTTACAGTCCAAGTAATTGTCATTGAGTCCGCTGATCCCTTATTTACAACTGAAAAAACTGTTCTGCAAAGAAGAGTTCCACTAGAGGAAGCATTTAAAATGCCTGCCTCAGTAATAGCTCCAGTACCAGTGCCAGCACCAAAAGTTGCAACATATGCAACCTCGTTGTTGGTAACGGTGGTAGAGGTTAGTGCTACTCGACCAGCCTCATTTCCTAATGCAGAATCTCCAGCAGCCGCAGCAGTAGACCCTGTTCCAATAGCCATGTGTGACATAGCAGTAGAAGTAGCATCTTTCATTCTTGATGCAACAAACTCTTTGCCGTCAGTAACAACTAGGTTGGGAATCTCCTGAACGGTGTTTCCGTTGATAGCGATCTTTAACTTACCAGTAAGTTTTAATCCATCTTTTAACATTTATAGTCTCCTAATTTAATACACCAGTGTTAAGAGCCCTTGTGTTCAAAACCAATCCTCTAACATTTACTATCAACAGTACGTCAATAGACTCAGTTACAGAGGCTTGGTCTGTAAGGCTCTTTGAAAAAGATATCACTTCTTGCTCTGATAGTGAAGCGGTATCAAGATTTTGTTTATTAAACGCTTTTGTGTGAAATTCTGCTAAGGATAGCTGGTCTGTAAATATATTATTTATTAAATACACAAGCGTCTCAGACATGGTTAAGGCGTCAGTTTTATTAAGAGCATTTAAAAGGGATGCAGCCTCTGAGAGTGTTAATGAGTCTGTTTCTGGCTTAGACAATAACAGCTCTGCGTTCTCTGTTATTGCAAGCGAGTCTGTTAAAACTTTTGAAAGAGAGTAGATGTGTTCTTCAGAGAGGGTAGTAATATTTGTTTTATCTAAACCAACATCGGTTTGTAAAGGATCATCTACACTAGCAAGGTCGTCTAAGGTAAACGAGTCTGTAAACTCTCTAATAAATGTAACTATTCTAGATAAAGACTCTGATAGTGCAACAGAATCCTCTTTGTTAAGAGATGGGTCTAACCTTGCACTTTCTGATATAGAAACACCATCATCCTTAGCTAAAGACATAGATTTTACATCTGACTCACTGATTGATGCTGTGTCCTCTTTTTCTAAGCCTATATTTAATACAGATTGCTCTGTAATATTAAATGTATCTGTTAGGGGCTTGTTAAAAAAGAACTCTGGCGAATCCAGAAAACCAATAGAATCAAGTAAAACACTTTCTGTGCTTTTTTCCAGAGACTCTGATATGGTTAGCGTTTCAGACGATGATTTTCCAAAATTAAAAGCCAAGTCCTCAGAAATATTTAAAACCAGTACGTTCGGATTATCGCCAGTAAAGTAAAGGTTCTTGGTGTCTGGGTCTAGCCTTATGTCAGCTGCAACAAGCTCAACAAAAGATAATAAAGTTGTTGAAGATTCTGGGGAAGATCTTAAAGATGCAAGCTCTTGTCTATCTAGCGTTAAGTGCAGATTGGAGAATGATACTGATATTTTCAGTGCCATCAGTCAAAATCATCTCTTACGGTAAATTTAATTAGATCGTTAACTGTTTGAATATTTCCATCCACTTTTGTAAATTCAACCTCACCCTCATAAAGTCCAGCTGCTGAAAAAGTATCGCTTGGGAATATCATGGTACAGATGCCATTTGTTGGGTCTGTTATTGTACAAAGAATTGTTTTGAGCACTGTCGTTGTTCCTATCTCTCTAACCCTAAGCCTTACGGTGCCGCTGGTTATATCTATCGGTGCGAAGGTTGTTGCGTCCTCTGGGTCTAGGGTTTGACCAGACGCAGCTGTGTTTGAGTCCTTTAATGTGATGGTAAGTTCTGGAAGTGTGTCTCCCACAACTAATTTTAAATTTGCTGAATATGCCATTAGTATCCAAACTCCTGATATTTAACAGTTAAGTTAGCTCCAACATTTCCATATTTTGTTTTTCTAACTGCTAAAGCCTCTCCCTTATCATACATCCTTTTGTTTAAATCGGCAGCCTGAATATCTGACCAAGGTGAGTCTTTCATCATCTGTAGTCTATAAAGTGCACCATGAACAATCACTTCTTGATATTCGTTAGCAATAATGTTGGGAATGGTTGTGGCTGTTTGTTTTGGCTTCAAGCTGTATAAGGCATAAAGAGTTTCTGTTGCCTCGGGTGTTGGTGCTACCAAAATTGTTTCTTGATCTTTTTGTGTGTAGTAATCAACCCTACCTTTTCCATAAACACTAAAAATAGACTGAGATCCTATTTGTGCTTTTGCCTCTAGAGGAATAAGTTTCTTTTGTGATATTTGATTAATGCTGGCATCAGATCTTGATCTAAAAATATCAATGATGTGATTGAGCTCTGCTCCCGGCGGTATATCTAAATCACTTGAGTCATACTCGTTAACATTTGCAACCACCACAAACGGAGTAATGTCTTGCATATAAATATCTGTGTTAATACAAAAATCAATTAAGGTGTTCCTTAACTCATCAAGTATTATAAACTTGGGACAGTTAGGTGCCTCCCTTCTTACTTTGGGGACCAGCGTTTCTATTTTCTTTGATACTGCCATTTACTAAGTGTCCTGTGCTGGCGTTGCTGGTCTTGGTTGAGATCCTGCATCTGCCTGTGTTTTAATCCCTAGCCCGTTCTGGAAAGATGCATAGTATGAGGCTGATCTTTGAAGATCTCCTGCATACTCAGAATCTTTCTGATATGACCTGTAAAGCATATAATCTAAGATAGCATTAGCGTAAGTATCATCCAACCCTATGGTTGTACTATCTGTTGTAAAATCACTAATGGTTATGTTTGATGGTGAGGAACTATAAATAATTTCTATAGTATGACCACTGTCAGAAGGGTATGGATATACATAAAATGACTTAGGATCTACTGGGTTATAAATATAATGTTCCACAGCTAGACCCGTTGATGAGTACCAGTCATCCACCTGATCGTCTAGTATTTTTCTTTCAATGATAGTAACGGGCGTTTTGTTAGGGCTAAGATTTTTATATATGTCTAAAAGCCTTAAGCCACTTACGGGTAATGTTTGTTTGGCTGATTCAGCCAATGTGAAAGATTCGTTTGTCGTGCTGGCATCGGGTCTAAAGAGAACGACCTCTCTTTGTCCGTCGTTTAAATAATCTAAAAGAGTTTGCTGGGACCAGCGTACGTTTGATGTGTCCTGTAAAATCTCTTCTGCCTTATCAATGACATCAATGACCCGAACCGTTGCCACGTTAGAGACCTAGTAATTTTCTCTCTTCTTCTGAAAGAGATCTTTCGTCATAGATAAATTGCCAGTACTCTGCCCTGTGTGCAGGATTCCATGGTACAACTTTTCCATGCTCGCCTTTAGAAGCGATAGGGTCATTGCTACCCTTCTTCGGTTCTGACTTTGGCTGTGGCTTTTTCTTTTGAAGATTTTCTACCTGAGCCTCTAGATCGGCAAGTTTTGTTTTTTTGTCAAGGTCTACACCAAATTCTGCTTTGGCGTGTTCAACTAGTTCGTCTTTGTTCATAGTAAATTCCTATAGTAAATATGAATAAGGTATCACAAAAAAGTGGGGAGCCGAAGCTCCCCGGGGTGGTTAATTAAGCAACCTGTAGCTTGAATTCACCTATAGCTGTAGGTAGGACAACTTTGTATCCGTATACAGCCAAACCTCTAACGCCATCACCGAATGAAGACTCAAGTCTTACAGTTTCAGTGTTAGTCATTTGAGATGCATAAGCAATAGCTTTTGGATGTCCATAAAGACCAGATGTTACACCTGATGTTGTAGACA